GCCGAGGACAACAGCCACGTCTGCGGGTTCGGCACCTGCATCATCGTCGGCGCCGACGCGGCCACCATGTCCGCCGTCAGCGCGTACGCCTCGTCGTAGATCAAACAGTCCGCGGTAAAACCACGACCGGAACCTCCCGAGCGGGCAACGAATTGGATCGCGCGCTCCGGCGGATCACCGCGACGCTTCGGTTTCCAGTACACACCAGGCTCAGTGTTGCCAGTCTTAATGTCGACCAGCTCGTCCAACTCAGGGTTGCGCGCAATGTAGGCCTGTAGCTTCGACAGACCTTCCTTCGCCGTTTTGAACTCATGCGCGGTGTGGATGATCTTCTTCTCGCGCAACATGAACAAGCCGAACAACTCGCGGGCAATGATGATCTCGCCCTTGCCGTTCTGCCTGGGAACAATCACGCCCACATCGCGCGCGGCCCACTTACCACTCTCTTTACGTAACAGTGACGTTTCAAGGACGTGTTCCTGCCACGGAAACAACGTCATACCAGCAACTTCACGACACCACGAAACGGCATCCTCCCCCACAGACGAATGAAACAAGGGGGTCAAAGACACACGAGGTTCCTGCACCCCATGCGTCGGAAGAACCAACCCCTGCGTCACCGCACATCAATCCCGTTCTGCTCCGCCCACTTATCCCACTTCGACGTCTCGCCGCGCGCCTCGCCCGCCTTCTCAAGGTTCATCAAGCCCAGATCCTTCAAAATCTGCCGCATCGCCAACATCTGCTGCCGAAACTCCACCAACAACGGGTTCGCAACCTCAGTGCCCATGTCGTCTGTCACCACCAAGTTGCCGGCATACTGCCGCGCGAACTCGTCCAAGTTGTCCGCGGTGCGGCACAAGTTATGCACCAGCGTCATGTGCGTCGCGCCCAGGTCGCGCTCGTGCATGAGCTCGTTCCAAATGTCAAGGCCAGTCGCGCCGAGATCGGTAGGGGCTTCAGGTCTGTTCATAGCTAGGGATTATAGCCCCGACCAGGCACGACACCCGACCCGCATAAAATTCTTCCGGCCGAAAATTTGCCGGGGAGAAAAGCGGGGGTTGGGCGTAGGCGTCTCCCGTTCTCGCTGGTCGGGGGTCACCCCCCACCCCTCCGTGGTGCATAAACATGCTCTGACCTGCACATTTGAATGTATGGTTCAGCGTTTCCGCTGGTGGGTCCATGTTTTTGGCACGTTTCGTTGCCGTGCCGTTTTGCGGCCAAATCGCGGCGGCTTTTCAGCGTTTCCGCTGGTCAGGGGGTTGTGTTTGGCGGCTTTTGGTGGGGTGCCGGCTGGGCCGGTGTGTAGGTTCATCCCTGTCACCACGACAAACCGGCGAACACCGGGGCGACGGGTGAGTGTTGTTTGAGAACTTGATACGTGACGGCGGGCGCGGGCGCACGTGTATTCGTGTACCCGTGTAGGCAGAAACGTGCCCCCGCGTGTACCTGTGTGTGCCTGTAGGCGCATATGCGTTCCTGTAGTAGTTGGACAGGCGCGCGTTAAGCGATAAGGCAAGTGGGTGCATGTGGCCACGAAAGTACCCCTATACAACCCGCGCCCATGCCGTTATGTGTCCTGTACGGGCATACAGGCACGACTATCCAGCGTGGGGACTACCGGCGGATTGTTTTCCCTAGGAATACCTAGGGTATCCGCGTCAAGTTGGCCATAAGTTAGGGCGACCTAACTATGTGGTATCTGGTGCTGTAAATCTGGAAAGTTTGAACGGGTGTTTTGCGCCTGTGACGTGCGTGTATTGCCTAAACCACTGACTTAGCGGGCGAGAATATAAGAGAACGCGCATAAAACGCGCGGTTTGGGTATTTCCCAGATTTCTGAAAACGTTTCCGGCCTACCCGGTTCACCGTGAAATAGGTGCATGTTGTTTGAAAACTCAATAGTGGAGCGAATTGTCGCGGGTGTAGTAGGCGTGAAACTACTACACCCCGGCGAATGAGTGGACGGCTAGGCCTAGGCCTGGCAAGTGCTTAAGCATTACCCCTAGTGGGTAGTGCCTACCACGTACACAACCCTAAGCATTTTGTGTGCGTGAGCTGGCATTATCCCCCTACCTGTAAAGGATTGACCCCTATGCCTATCGTTTTTAAGTCTGAAGCTGTCGCCCCGCGCATTACCGGCATGGACTGGACTCTTTGCACGTCGTGCGCACTGGCTGTTCGCGGTGCTGACGTATACGCCACGCGGGAAGAACTTGACACTGTTCGGAACTTCCTGGACGGCGCCGGCGCGCTCGATGAACCGTACCCGTACGAGGGCGACCTGGACGACGTTTGCGACTGCTGTGGATACGCTTTTGGCCTGGAAACTGGCAGCTACTACGGCGCTAAGTTTCCTGCACTGTAAGTGTCCCTACCTACACACACGCTACCCATCGGAGGATTACTGTGACCTTTGTTTCCTGCACCCCCTGCACCATTGCTTTGGTCAATGGCGACACGTCTCACCTCGAAGATAACCCTGATCTGCTGGACAAAGTTTCCGAGAATATCGACGGCGCGGGCCTGATTACCCCCGTGTCTGATTACGGCGAATACCACACTATGCAGCACTGCGACTTCTGCGATCACGTCGCGCTTGAAGCAACCCTGTGGGAGCCCGCCTAGCCCTGCGCCCGCGCGTACTCGCGTGTGGGTGCGCCCGTGTGCATACACGCCCGCGTGTGTGTGCTCGGGTGCATCTACCTGCACCTACCCCTACACCTATCGGAGGTAACCCTATGTTTTCCCTGCTTATGCAGATGTTTTCCATTGTGCTCCTGCATGACTTTAACCCGGTGTTCACGCCTGGACTCATGGAGGACGCGCCGGTTCTTAATTCGGCGTATGCCGTGCGTGACCTGCTGGACTCGCTCGGCCTGTAATCCCCTACCCCTACCAATCTGAAAGAGGTTCCCCCTATGACCACCACTACCCCTAAGAACTATGACGCTACCGTGTGCCAGGCGTGTGCTACGTACATGCACACGGGTGACCCCCGCGCGCTGTCTGTGCATGGTGAGTTCATCGGAGAGCTGGACGAACGAATTGACGCCATGGCCCCGTTCTGCACGGTGGATTGGTCTACCCTTGCTGCTCGCCCCGGCGGTGGGTTTGACAATGGCTGCGCTGTGTGTGGAATGAACGACCATGTTTTCACCGTGACGGTGCGTAACGCGGTGCCACATGAGCGTGCGTCGCTGGGTGGTGTGACCCGTGTGGCGTACCCCGGCCCCGGCGACATGATGGTCGAGTTCGACACCCGCGATGTGGAGCCGAACGCGACCGCCCTGTTCGGTTGGGTAACTGTGGGTGAGTACCGCGATTACACCGAACGACTGCGCGACCTGTCCAGCCGTAAGCTGCGAAAGGCGCTGGACAAAATTGTGGCTGCCGGCTACGGCACCTACATCGAACAACCGGCGGAGCCGGCACCCGTGGTGACGTTTGAGCGCACCCGCGGTGAGCGTCAATACCTGGTGTGCGACGGCGTGAAAATGCGCGTCACTGGCGACGTGGTGCACGCGAAGAACGGCAACAGCTGGTCTGTTGTTGACGATGAAAAGCTGCGTGCTGCTGTGCTGGCTGCTGTGCCGGTGGCTGCGTAACCCCTACCTACCCCTACTTTTCGAGGAGACAACCATGGAATACACCATCAAGATTAAGACGAATAACGCTGCGTTCGGGGACGGCGCGGGCTTTGAGCTGGCGCGCATTTTGCGCGACCTGGCGGGCGACCTGTCGCGCTACGGTAACCCGGTAGTGCGTGAGCTGGTGGACTACAACGGCAACATCGTTGGCAAGGCCACCTACGGCGACACGGAGGGCCACAACGGTTACACCAACTTCGACACGTGGGCGGTGGCTGCTGCCCTGTCGAACGCCGGAGACAGCCCGTACCCGCACGCATGCGAGCACCTGGACGAGCTGCGCGAGAGTGCCGAAATGCTGCAAGCGGACGGCCTTATCCATGAGGACGTAGACCTGGACGATGTGAACTGGCTGGAAGTGTACGGCACGCTGAACGACTTCTAACCCCTGCGCCCGCGTTTTGCGGGTGCCCTGCTGGACATGCGGGTTACCGTGTGTCTAGTTGGGTATCCGATACCTACCTGACCCCCTACCCCTAAGGAGAGAACATGGTTCCTGCTGCTGAACTTATCGCACGTGAAGCTGCGTTTTTTGACAACGGCAAGGCGTACCCGCGTGGCATGCACGCTGTGGGCGCTGTGTCCCTGTGCGCGAACTGCCTGCACGTGATCACGCTGACGGCCGATGAAGGTTGGCTGCATGAGAGCGGACTGAACCAATGTCACGCATGCACGGCATGCAATGAGTGTGGCGAGGTTGTGGATTACAGCTATCGCGGTGACAGCTGGGAACACTCGGGCGTGCCAGCGTTCACCCCCGAGGAGGAGCCTGTGCCGGGGCACGCGCCTGTGCCGGGTGAGCCGGAGGTTGCACGGCGTGCTGCGCGTGCTGGTTTAAGCACGTCGACGCTGCCGATGTTCTGGAATGTGTAACCCCCTACCCCCCTGACTGATTGGAGCTAACTATGCAAACTTATGACTACTACGCAAAGCACCGTGTGCGCATGGGTGAGATTGTCCGCGCCGATAAGGACGGCGTGGCGTACCTGGCGTGCGTGGAAGGTGAGTACACCTTCGACTATGACGGCTGCGGTGCTGTTGTCGCCCCGGCCCTGCTGAACGACGAGCACGGCGTTGAACTGCTGCCGAGCACTGGCGCATGCCCGCATGGCTGCTGCGGGCGTGAACCGTACGCCCTGGTGGCTGACGCATGGAACCGGATTGTCCGCGCGGACATAGACGCCTGCGGGCGTGATTGGGAGCGCGAACAGATGGACGTGCGCGAGGTTGCCTACCAGGTGAAACGCATTGCCCGCCGGTTCGGTTACGGCGTGACGTTTGTGTGCCCCGACTACTACGGCACGTGGCATGTGTCACCGTTCCCTGACGTGGACAACTACAAAGACCCGTGGTTCATCGTGGTGGACGGGTACGGCGACGGCGCTGCCGTGGATTACGCAAAGATGGTGGTGGCGTACAAGAACGGCGAGACGTGGGTGGTTGGCACCATGTCTGTCGAGGAGGCCGACGAGCTCGGCGAGGACGCTACCCCGTGGGAGTGCGATACCCATATGTTCGGCGGTGTTGTGTGGGAGAATGTGGACGAACGCGGCGAGTCCAGCCCCACTGAAGATGAACTTTTGGCGTGCTGCTAACACGCTGGCCTGAATGGTTGTAGCTAGGGTTCGAGTCCCTAGTCAGGTACGGTGCCCCAATAGTGGGCACACCCCCCTACCCCTATCTGCAAGGAGATACCCCTATGAGCAAGGCAACTACTGCCCGCAAGACCACGGCTGCGCGTCGCGCTAAGGCCCGCGCTAAGACTAAGGCGCTGGTCGAACGGTCGAATGAACTGCTGGCCAGCTACACGGACGCGGAGCTGGAAACGCACCCGGCTGCTGCCACGTTCGCACGGTACAGCGTGCGTAACCAACTGCTGATCTGGTCACAGAACCCGGACGCGACAGACGTCGCCGGGTTCCATGAGTGGAAGAAGCGCGGGCGCATGGTGCGCAAGGGTGAGCACGGCATCCAGATTCTCGCCCCGGTTCCGTACGTGGTGGAGCGTGAGGACGGCGAGACGGAACAGCGCATGAGCTTCAAGACGGCGACGGTGTTCGACGTGTCGCAGACGGTGCCCCTGCCTGCACCTGCAAGCAAGTAACCCCTACCCCCTGACCAACAAGGAGAAACAACATGACCATGACCTACGACAACCTGCCTGCTGAACAGCGTGAGTGGTTCGATCTGTTCTTCGGTGACCTGATGTTCGGTTCGACCTACTGGACGGGCGGTGCCGAACTGGACGATGGACGCTGGACCTTCAGCGACCGCGAGGACGTCACCGACACCAAGACGTACGTGATCACCCGTGATGATGTGTTGGCTGCGCTGGC